ATCGCCATATTCATCGGCAATTGGACCACCTTCAGCTTCAGCCTCTTCTTCCATATCGATTAGCATTTGACCTCTATCAGAATAAAGATCTTTTAGATCTTGGCTAATATCCCATAGATCATCTTCAGCTTTTAGTCTCTCTTTACCGTAAAGTGGCTTACGCTTTGGTTTAGCAAGCTCTTTTTCGCGCTTCATTTTAGCAGCTCTAAAAGCCATTAAAACAGGATCGTTAAGATCTGATTCTGTAATTAATGACTCGCTAAAAAATGCTTCAAAAGTAGGAATAAATGATGTTTTCATTTCTTTAATTTCTTTTTCATCTTCGTCTTCTTCAGATTTTCTACCCTTTGGTATATCACCTGATCCAACTTCAGTTTCGGTTGGGAATGAAATGTCTCCCATTCCTCCAATATTTGACGGTGTAATATTTTCAGCAACTTCAGGTAAACCTTTATGCGGAGTAGATGCAAAGTCTTTAAGATCCTTTAGTGACATACCGTCAACCAACTCTTTAACTTTATCTCTATAAGCCGCATCAACGTCAGAAAGTTGCATATCGCCAGATTTTACGGCGTATGCAACTCCCATTAAACGTTGTTGTGATTTACTAGTGCTTGGCATATTTAAATATTATTCTGCAGAAGCTTGAGCAGCTTTAGCAGCAGCTTGAACAACCTTAGTATATAATCCAAATACCTGGCCAATTGTCATACCATCTTTCCAAGTAGCTACAGTTTTATCACCTAAAACAATATCACTTCCGTCAAAATATACTTGTCTAGGTAATTTATCAGCACCTGACGCAATTTTGAAAAGTTTTTGAGTAGGATAATCACCTAAGTATCCAGAATATGAGAATTTGTTATCAGCATTAGCTTGAATATATTTCATTGCGTTTGCTGGTGAAATTTCTCTAGCTTCATTAACATTCGATTCTACGAATTGTTCAAATAATTTTACGTGTTTCATAATTTTGATTATTTTTTTTGTTTTTGATTTATTTAAATTAATTTTAATTACCAAGCGTAATCCATATCTTTTACTTTCTTCACTTTATCAGAAACGTATTTAGCATATTGCTTGGCTTCTCTTTCATAGTAGCCTGAAGAATAACCTCCTGCTTTTTCTTTCTCAACGTTTACCATGTGTGAAACATATCTATCATAATCGCTTAAGATACCTGACATCATATTAGATGCGTCAGTAAGTTTAATCTCTTGACCGCGGCTGTTTTGACCAATTTTAATTTCACCATATTTAGTCTTTTCACCTGATTTAAGTGCATTAGAGATTTGCTTAGTTAATTCATTAATAGCATCTTCAACCATTTTATCTAATGGTAAGCTAGAAGCTTTAGTTGCTAAAATATCTCTATATCTTTGTGTGTTTGCTTTCTTAAAGTCAGCTGCTGATGTGAACGCAATTGCACCAGATTTAGCATCAGATCTAGATTGAATAAGATCCCTTGAAGATTCACCACCTGTATTAATGTTAAATATAATTGCTCTATCAGCTAATTCAGCCGCTCTCTTGATTGAAGCAATACCTGATGCATCGTAACCTCTATATACTTTATTTCCACCAACTGTGGTGCTGCCGTCTGATTTACCAAGAGTGTATTGGTTCTTTTTATTAACGTTAGGTGTTTTTGCATATCCCTTATAATCAACTCCTAAGAAATCTTTACCTCTTGAAAGAGCTAAAATACCAGGACTTAAAATTGGTTGTCTATAAGAAGATCGATCTGCATACGGATTTTCCTTTTCATTATCTACAATATAGAATACTAAATAGTCTCTATTATTTGCATAAGTTTTGTATGCTGTATTTGCATCTGTATCAACTAATGCAGAATCTTCAATTTGATCAAGTTTGATTTTAGTTAAACCATAAATGGCAGATGCTAGATTCTTAGTACCGTACCAGTTTGCATCAACACCAGAATTTTTCATAGCCAATAAGTTTTGTAACTTAGAAGACTTAAATGCTTCATTTAATGGTCTGAATTCTTCAACAATTTGAATTGATTCTTCAATGTATTCTGCTAATTCCTCATCGCACCATCCATAATCACAATCAGCTAATACATTTTCAAGATCTTTTCTCTTACCTTGCATTACAATGACTGGGTGACCTCCACCTGGACCGTCCATCATTTTATCAATGATAGTAACCTTATGCTTCTTTAAGAATTTTAAGAAGTCTTTGTCATCTGGATCCATTGCGTCCATTTCAACAGTTGCTTCAAATAATTGCTCATTCTCTTCATTAACCACTGATTCAAACGCTGGAACTAATTCTCTATCACCATAAACATCTACCATGTACCATTTCTTATCTGATTCATCGTATAAGTAAATATATTCAGCACCGCCGTCATTAGCAGCTAATTTAATAAACTTATCCATGTCTGATTTTTTACCAGCCATTGGAGCTCTACCATCATTGTAGAAGTTCATTTTATCAAGAGCATCTAATCCTGAGTTATCACCCTTTGCAATAACATCTTGAATTGCTTTTGCATTTTTATAATTCTTCTTAATTGTAGGAAGCATATGCTCTGGGTAAGAATCGTAGTGGGTATAAACTGACTGGATGTTACCTTTTTTGTCGATGATACCGAATTGACCTCTTGTACCTTCATTAATCATTTCAGTATTTTCATTCAATGAACCAATGAATTCTGAGAATGATTCAAATACAAAGTTCTTTTTCATTTGATTATTTTCGTTTATTTTGATTTGATTTAAAATTCTTGCTCCAAATTTAGATAGGGTAATACCATCCTCAGAAACGTTAAAATATTTAGAGTTACGTCTCATCCATCTGGTAGAATCAGTAGAAAGCTCAGAAAGAATCTGATTAAATTCTTCTTGAGTCATTGAGCCATCAGCAATTGCTTCAAGCATTTTGTTTCTAATACGAGCCTCCTTACCTGCTGTAAGAGCTGGATAGTTTTCAGTGTAACGTCTTTTAAATGTTACTTTATTTTCATTTAATCTATTTGATTGATCAAAATGATTCTTTTCCATATCTAAATTTTATATTATATTATTAGATTATATATCTTACGCTTTAACCTTAACTTGAATACTTCCTCCAGTCCAAGATGAAATTAAAGTTTCACCAACATTGCTGGAAATATTGTCTTTAAATAATACTCCACCAAACTTTTTGCTAGAATTTGTTTGTACAAATACAAACTTTTCTTTAATTGAGCCAAAACCAGCAACTAAATCTCTTTCAATCTCAGAATAAGATTTTAATTGAATTTGATTCTGACCAGATATCATATTTTTAATAGCTTGAATGGTTTTATTATTTGAGATAGATCCAATTTGTTCTCCACCTGTTTTAGAAACAATTAATTCTCCTTCTGGGGAGAGTGACATACTAAAAGTTAATGGTGATGTTACAATTACTGGATCAAGATCCTTAACAATATTAAGGAATTTTGCGCCTTCATCTCTTGCAACTTTATTCTGAATATCTTTACCTTCAGCTGTATTTGGATTTAATTCTGGTAAAATATCCTTTAAACCCATATACAGATTTTTCAACTCTTGTTTGGCAGTTTCAATAATTGATCTGTGCTTAGCACCAGTTCTCCAGCCGTAAAGATATCCATCCTTACTTGTCTTAACCTCTTTACATTCTGCTTGGTCTAAAATTCCACCATTATCATTATAAAGCGTTAAATCAATATCAACTGAACCACCGCCAATACCGCAGTTTTCAATAATATAGGCCATCATAATTTCGCCGCGGCCAATACCAACTACATCAGCTCCTAAATTAACTAGAGTAGTTGCTGCACCTTTATTACTAGAAAGAATCTTATTTACTTTAGCCATATTAGCTGAAGAAAAAGAATCTAATTTAATTCTCTGGAATGGCGCTTTACCCTTAAATTCATTAGTATTAATTAAATTGTATAACATCTCCTTATCATTCTTATTAGAAGATTGGGCTAATGCCATATAATTTCTTTGAGAGCTTTCATTAATCTGATTATTTAAAGCTCCTTCAAATCTGGTTCTGATGTCATTAAAATCTGCCATTATCCTTTTAATTTATTCATGAATTGTTCGAATGTCATTAAACCTTCTGGTTGTACTTTAGAAGCATTAACCACTGACATTGACTTTTCTAATTCTGATTTTAATGTTGGATACATTTTATGTAATGCTTTAGGTGTCATTAATTTGAAAGACTTTTCGTCCCCATCTAACATTGCATTACGTACTTTAGTTGCTGAAATAGCTTCATCATCTCTTGGGATTTCATATAGAGCAAAATCAGATCTAACATTTAATTGATCCCTGTATGAATCGTTATTAACTTGGTATCCATAAGCCTGCATTCTATCAGTTCCTGTTCCCCATAGAACTGGCTCGTATTTTGGTCTTAGTGCATTAAACATCTGGTCAATTGCAGCACTTGGAAGAACAATGATCTCCTTTAAGAATTTATACTGCTTCTGAACCTCTTTAAACATTTTGACCTGTAAATCTTCTGAGTATGGTCTTGAAAATTCATCACCTTTCTTTTGTGTCTTAGACTTAATTAAGAATACAATTACATCATGCCCATTTTGCTTGTGAATTGTCTCTAACACTTTAGCGTGGCCCAATGTAAACGGTTGGAAACGGCCAACAAAAATATTTACAGGCTCTTTGCCTTGCTCTGTGTGATTAACCTTTAGTGCCTCATTTAAATCCATACTCGATACAATTTTATTATGTAACATAAAATTATTGAAATCATAAATTGAGAGATTATCATTCATCTCCATTAGGACGACTCCATTAATTTTTTCAATTGTGCTATTTAAGTTTTCAATCATATCATCTGTTAAAATATCAGATGCTTTAGTACGCTTTTTTCTGAATGAACCTACTGTAATTTTAAATAGTTCAGAAAGAATTTCATTTGAAACGTACTTTAATGTTTTTTCATTCTTGATAAAATTAGTATTTAATCTAAATGAAGGTGCATGTGCAAAATCAGCACTTTCAAAATTAACACCAATATATTTAGAAGAATTCTTTTGAATATAATCGTTAAATACAACTGACATTAACTCAATGTATCTTTCATCAGCCGATGATTCCATTAGTTGAATCTCAGAAAAATCGTATGTTGAAATATATTCTAATAAATCTGCAATTGTGATTTGATAAATATGAGAACTCTCTCTATTTTCAATAACCAGCTGTCTTGCAAAATCTTCTAACTTGAATGAATGAATCTTCTTACCTTCTGCAAAGTTTAAAATAAGTCCATCAATCTCTTTTTCAAGATTCTCTTGTAACATTGATTTAGTTGCATTTGGATTAAAGATTCTATAAATCTCTTTAGTAAAAGAAACCATTTTATCCGTTTCTTCTAAATAGTCATAATTGCTAGAGAATTCTTTTGAATTCATTTGCAATAATTTAACCAATTTATCTTTTTGTTGTGAATCCATAATACCATCAAAAACCGGCTCTTGAGATTGAACATCAAGAATTTTAGCCCATTTTTTAATGATTACTGGATCAATGATAGTTTTCTTTGAATTACCGTTTTCAGTGATTTGTTGAATATGTGTAAGAATTAAATTATTATATGGTAATTCAGTATATTCGTAATTTGAAACTTTTAATTCTGGTAAATAATCAAAACCAAATTTAAAATCAATAGGCAATTTAGCTTTAGCTTCTGTTGATAAACTCTGCATGTGTTTAATAGCAACCTCATAAAGAGACATCATAGTACGATCTACCATTGTAAGCTTTTCTCCATTTGAAGATTTATAGAATTCGAACTTATCATTAATTCGACGAACATAAAAAGATGGTGCTGAAATTTTTTCAACAACCATTACTCTATTATCAAGCATTCCTACGAATGTATTGATGTTGGTCTCTTCAAAATGTTGTTTTAATTTTTTAAGTGCCATTTTATCTTCCGTATTTAATAATGCCCATTAACTGATTAATAGCAGCAAATGTGCCTGTTAGTTTCATTACCTTACCTTTGTAACGGAATACTAAACCTTCAGTTGGAATGATAGATTCAACTCCACCAATGCGCTCCAATCTTTCAAGTTCTGCCATTACTTTAGCAATTTGTTTCTCATCTCCACCTTTCTTAACCTTTTCAGCTTCAGTGCGGATTTGATTATGTAGTCTTTGCATCTCTTTATCAGGTGATGCAGCGACAAAATTACTTGCATTTTTAAGAATAATAGAACCTAATTCTAAGAATAAATCCTCAAAAGGTCTAATATTCTCTTTATACAATTTGCCAGCATTCTTATCGAACTCCTTAACTTTAGCGGCTCCATCTTTGCCAATCTCTTTGTCAAGTGCTCGCATATTTAATGCTGTTTTATTATCATAAGCCCAACGTAATAACATTCCTTCTTTCATATCTTGTGGAACTGTTGGGAAATTCTTTTCAATTTGTTCTCTCCACCAAGCTTCATGATACTTTGTTACCTCATCAGAGTCTGATAAATTATATCTATCTCTAAGAGTATCAACCTGTTTAATGAACTTTGCTTTGTTCTGATCAAAATTGATGTCTTTACCAATTTGAATAATCTGTGGAGGGATAACTGTAAATACGCTACCAATGTGTGCGTTTACTTGTGCTAATGCCGCTGGAATAGATTTTGCAGGTTTTGTATCTTCACCTATAATATTGCCTTCGCCATCAGTTAATTTAATACCATGGAATTGAATCAAGTTTCTATCATAATGAATCACATTTGGATTCTTAGAGTAGATCAATTCCATATTCATAAAGTTTTTACCATTACCAAATACTTCTAAATCTTTTGGAGAAAGTCTTGGTAAGGCAGCTGCTAAATCTTCAGCTGCTAAGTGGAATGTTTCTTCTACCATTTTAGAAGGGTGACCAGCGAACTTATCTTTAAAAGTTTGTAAGTTCATTGGGTTTTTTAATTCTGTCTTATTACGAGCAAATTTAACCTCACCATCTTGAACAGTTGCAAATACATTTTGACCATCTGTCTTTTCAGTTGGATCTTCTTCAAATCTTAAATTGCCTTGTAAGCCGGCTTCAATGATCTTTTTAAAATCGCCAAATGTCAAATCTTTTTCGTCAAATGGATGCGACATGTGGCCAGCTGCACCACCTTCCATAATCAGATCAGATTGTGGAGCCTCGTATCTTTCAACTAAAAACTGCTGGTATGTGAGTAATTTTTTCATTATCTATAATTCTTTTTAAGCCACTCTTCGATGTGTTTTACAGTTGAATCAAATACTCTACTTCTGTTGTAATCCATACCAAAGTTTTTAAAGTATTCTTTAGCCTCATAATAAGCCGGTTCAACTTCTTCGTTATTATTAATTTTATCTTCAATGAATGAAATAATTTCTGAAGCATAATACTTTGCTTTCATATATAAGTTATCATACCCTCCGTTAAATACATCATAAAAATCTGAACCGTAAAACTTTTTAACATTTGGTCCAAATTTCTCCATGTTGGTCCAAGAACCGTCATTAAAGATAAGCCATAAATGTGCAAATGTTAATCTATTCTCATCGGCCAATCCATAACGCTTCATCTTTTTAGCAGCTTGAATAACCTCAGCTGGAAAAGGTAATTTACCATTATCTTTCTCCCAACCAACAATATCGCGCTCTGTTACAAAGCGCTCGTTTAAGAATTGCTCAAATAGTTTAACGTATTTCATTTTGTTTTTGTTATTATTTCTTAATCTTTGCTAGAGAGCCGTTTGTTTCTTCATACAGGAATGAAAACTTAGACTTTGCATAAAGAGTTCCCATTGAGAATGATATTAATACGCCGTCTGGTTTTTTCATAGCAGTATTGTATGCATCTGTTGCAGCGGCCTCGTCGTCAAATATACCAATATATTGTTTTGAGCCAGCAGAACCAATTGTATATCCTGCTTCTAATCTAATTCTTTGACCATAAAAATCTGCAGAATTATGAGCAAACACTAAGTATTTAGTCTCACCCTTTTCCGGTAGATTGTCGCTATGCTCACCGAATTCATTTCTAGAATTATAGTGATAAGAACCAAATTGAATAGATTCATCTACTGGTATGTTATTGGCTTCTGTAAAACTTTCAAATGTTTTTATATTCTTCATTTTGGTATATTGTGTTTATTTATATATTCTTAATAAATTGATCGAAAGTCATAACAGATTTTGACTCTGCCAAAACACCCATACTGTCTTCTAATTTAGACTTTAATTCACCATACATATCGTGTATCTCTTTAGGTGTTAGTTTCTTAAATAGCTTCTCATCACCATCTAGCATTGCATTTCTAACTTGAGTTGCTGAAATATTTTTACCAGTTCTTGGAATTTCAAAAAGGCCAAAATCAGTTCTACAACCTAGATCTTCTCTATATTCTGGCTTATCAACCTGATATGAATAGCTTTTGAGTCTATCAGAACCTGTTCCCCAAAGTACTGGTTCGTAACCATCAGCTCTCATTGTATTGAACATTAGATCAATTGCACCCCCACCAATAATGTAAACTTTCTCAATAGGATATTTACCTTTAAGTTGGTTTAGCATTTGAAGTTGTGTTTCTTCATCATAAGGTCTTGAGAATGCATCCTCTTTTTTCTTAGTTTTTGATTTAACTAAAAAGATAACTACTGGATAACCATTCTGTTTATTAATCGTTTCAACTACCTTAGCATGGCCTAGTGTAAATGGTTGGAATCTACCAACAAACATATTGACTGGTGTTTTGCCTTGTTCTGGGTATTTAACTGTAAGTCCTTCTAAAACTGGACTAACTTCATGTTGAAGTTTTTGGTTAACTAAATATGTTTTAAATGTCATAACGTCATTTTCATTTGTTTTTGCCATTACAATGCCTTCTATAGTTTCAACTATTTCATTGATTTGGTTCATCAAGTCAGTATTAATAATGTCTGTTTCTCTGGTTCTCTTCTTTCTAAAACTACCTAACGCAATTTTAAATAACTCAGCTAAAACTTTATTTTGAATTAATGATATTGTTTTTTCATCTTTAATAAATGCACGATTAAGATCAAATCCTTTGTTGTCTGAGAAATCCGCTGAATCAAAATTAGCTCCAACATATTTAGAGGCATTTTTTTCAATATATGCGTTAAATATATTTGAGATTAATTCAATATATCTAAGATCTGACTCTTCTTCTAGTATTTCAATAGCCGATAGGTCATAGTTAGTAATAAATTCTACTAGATCTAAAATTGAAATCTGATACATGTCAGATGGGCTTCTTTCCTCTTGTGGTTTTCTATCAAATCTCTCTAACTTAAAACTCTTGATATTTCTACCTTCATAGAAATTGATTATTAATCCATCAATATCTTTATCTAGTGAAAAGTTTAATGCCGGAGTGTTAAGACCGTTATTAAATATGTTGTATATTGTTCTTGTAAATGACTGTGATTCGAACTTAGTTGTAAAGTCTTGATCAGACATATTTAGAAGCGCGATGAGGTCGTCCTTTTGATTAGACTGTAGTTTACCTTCAAATACAATTGGCGGTCTCTGAACGCCTAATTTGTCTGCCCATTTGTTTAGAACCTGTGGATCTCTAATTACTTTTTTAATTTGAGTAGGATCGTTTGGGTTTAATACTTGTATATGAGTTAGGATTAAGTGGTTTTTGGGTAGTGCATCATATTCAATGCTTACTGTTTTATTATCCAACATATAATCGAAACCGAATTTCCAATCTAATGGCATCTCTTCAGTAACTTCCTTTAATATTGTTGAAAAATATTTAATACCATTTTCATAGTATTTAACCATGGTCCTATCTACTCTATCCATCTGATATTTAGAACCGCTTTTATAATAGTTAAAGCCTGTATTGGTTCTTTTGACATGAAATGAAGATGCTTGGATCTTTTCAGATACAACGCAGGTCAAGTCCAACATAGCCAAAAAGTCATTGGTATTAGTTGATTCAAAATATGTTCTTAAGTTTTGTAAAGCCATGTTGTATTGTTTATCTTCCGTACTTAATAATACCCATAAGCTGGTTGATTGCAGCGAATGTTCCTGTTAACTTAAACGTCTTACCTTTATAAACAAAGACAATTCCTTCAGTTGGCATAATTGAATCAATTCCACCTATTCTTTCTAATCTAGCTAATTCAGCTTCAACTTTTTGTATTTGGTCGATTGATCCCCCTTTTTTAATTTTATCAGCTTCAGTTCTAATTTGATTATGCAATCTTTGCATTTCAGCATCTGGTGAGGCAGCAACAAAATTACTAGCGTTTTTTAGAATAATAGAACCTAGTTCTAAGAATAAATCTTCAAACGGTCTAATATTCTCTTTGTATTTTTTAGCAACGTCTTCTTTATCGAACTTCTTAATAATAGCTGCTTTATCTTTTCCTAACTCTTTATCTAATGATCTTAAATTTAGAGTCTTTTTATCACCATATGCCCATCTTAATAACAAACCTTCTTTGTGATCTTGTGTTAAATCCGGAAAATTTGAATCTATAGTTTCTCTCCACCACATTTCATGATAGCGACTAACTTCATCAGCATCTGTCAAATTATATCTGTCTCGAAGCGCTTCAACTTGCTTAATGAATTTATTTTTATTTTCTTCAAAATTAAGGTCCTTGCCTAATTTAATTATTTGAGGTGGGATTATGGTAAATGTTTTACCGACATTTGCTTTAACAGACTCTAATGCTTTTGCTATTACTGATGCAGGTTTATTATCTTCACCAATTATATTACCATTACCATCTGTCTTTTTTATACCATGAAATTGAATGATATCTCTATCATAATAGATTACGTTTGGATTTTTAGAATAGATTAATTCCATATTCATCCAATTGAGTCCATTTTCAAATGTTTCTTCTTGAACCTTAGTTGGTAATTTGATTAACGCATTGGCTAAATCTTCTGCTGCAAACTTAAACGTTTCCTCGACCATGGCCGATGCATGTCCGTCAAATTTTTGCTTAAATGTTTGAAGATCCATTGGTGTTATAAGCTCACCCTTATTACGAGCAAATTTAACTTCACCATCTTGGATAGTTGCAAATACATTTTGTCCATCTGTTTTTTCAGTCGCGTTTTCTTCAAAATTAAGTTCACCACTTAAACCAGCCTCTATAAGAGCTTTAAAGTCTGCAAATGTTAATGACTTATCATCAAACGGGTGTGCCATGTGTCCGGCTGCCCCACCTTCTAAAATTAAAGCTTCTTTTATATTTGAATGTAATTTCTCAGTTACAAACTGTTCAAAATTATGGTAAATCTTCATATTGTATATATTGTAATTTAATTATTAGCCTAATGAGCTGGTTAACATACCAACTGCTATGCCATAATCACCTTTAGCTTTAGCTAAGATACCGTCGATAACCTGTTTTGCTTTAGCCTCATCAAATTTATCACCGAATGCTTTTTGTAAAACTGTAATTGCATATTCGTTAAATTCTTCATCAGAGTTAACTTCAGCTTCGTTTACTTTAGATTCTTCAATGTATTCAGCTAGATCTGGATCAGCCCATCCTAATTCTTCATCAGCTAAAACAGCTTCAAGATCTTTTCTTTTACCTTGCATTGTAATAACTGGAGTACCACCGCCTGGTCCATCCATTTTCTTATCAATAATTTCAACTTTATTCTTCTTTAAGAATTTTAAGAAGTCTTTATCGTCCGGATTCATTGCATCCATCTCAACAGTTGCTTCACATAAAATATCAGTGTTTTCAATAACAAGACTTTCGTTATAGAATCCATTAAATGCATTTAATAAAGATTGACCCATTGCTTCTTGTTTGATTTGCTCTAAGTATAATGCAGTACCTTCAACGATACCAATACCCGACCATCCAGATGCGTTAGCAATATCAGAATAGTATTTGTCTAAAACTCTCTTAACTGTAGTTGCACCGATCTTAATAAAGTGGTTACCTAAACCTGGCATTTTAACTTCAAAAGTACTAATAGAACCTTTAATATTTTTAGAGATTACAAATCCTTCTCTAGAGAAGTTAGCATCTTCCATTGCATTTTCAAATAAGTACTTAATACATCCCAATACTGATTCATTTGACATTGCACCCAAGTCAGTTAGTTTTTTTGCAAACAAGTTATTGTAAACTGTAACAACTTTCTTAGCATCTCTTTTAAATTGTACTGCAATAGCTTCATTTACAGAAACTGAAACAGATTCAAACGCGGGTACCAATTCATCGTAACCGTTACCGTAAATATCTGCCATTAACCATTCTTTGTTAGCTTCGTCCCAAAGATAAACAAATTCAGCACCTCCGCCATCAGCTACATTTCTTAAATATTTTGAAATGTTTGATATATTACCTGTAGATGGTTTGCCACCATCTCCGTAAAAATTCATCTTATCAATATTATCTTCTAGACCAGAATTATCACCCTTTGCGATAACAGCATCAACTGCTTTTGCGTTTTTAAAAGATTTCTTAATAATAGGTAACATGTTTTCTGGATAAGAATCGTAATGTGTATAAACTGAAGTGATATTACCTTTCTTGTCAATTTTACCAAATTGGCCTCTTGTGCCTTCTTCGATAAGTGTAAGTGCTTCATTAATTTCAGCACCTCTTAGTCTATTAAAAAATTCTGATCTTTGTTCTTCTGTCAACTCTTTGATTGAAGTTACTTTAAATTCAGATAACAACGCTTTGAAAGCCTCTGCTTCATTAGTTCTTTTTGTGATCTTTTCTTCTTCTAAGTGTCTAGTTTGAGAAATCTTTACTTCAGTAGCAAATTGATCAAATGATTTTAACTTTTGCATATTATTGTTTTATTTTTATATGTTATTATTTTATTATATATCTCCTTCAAAATCGACATTTTTAATATCGTATTTGAACTTCTGTTCTCTATAGATGCGTTGGCGCTCTTTTGCATGTCGCATTAAATAATTATCCCAGTCCTGGGAAGATAGATCATCTACAAAATCAATAATATTAACAGAGTCCTTTGAGCTATGTTGTCTTAGACCTCTACCAATCGATTGTCTAATTATAACTTCCGATTTAAACGATTCAGTAAAGAATATGTTGTGTATTTTCTTAATCGAGATACCTGTAGAGAAGGTGCCATATGACGCGACGATAACGACATCTTCACCTGCTTCCATTTTTTTCTTATGTTCTTCGCGAATATCTTGATCAATACCCCCATCAACGTAGTAGACTGTTTTATCACTTTCCCTGCGAAGTTTTTCATATATCTTTTTGCCATGTTCAATACGATGGAAAAGGACGAGACTATTACCCCGTACTCTGGAAATAATACTAGTAATAAAGTTAAGGCGGCCTGGTGAATTGATAACATAATTCTGCTCAAACTTAAAAACATCTTTGCTTTCATATCTGTTTTGTGACATTTCTCTAAACGCATCTTTAGTTGATTGCGGAGCATAGTCCATTTTTATAATTTTTACTTTACACCCTGCAATGTGGCCCTCATTTTGTAGATAGTTTGCACTAATCTCTGTGATTAATGGACCAGTGTATGCCATAAGTGTTAGTCTATCTAATGTACCTTCTTTTGGTATAGTACCAGATAAACCGTACTTGTATTCTGCATTAACACATTTTTGTAGGATGGTTTTAATAGAGGCTGATTTTGCCTTGTGCGTTTCATCTACAATAACTGCGTCAAATTGCTCGAAGTATGCCTTTTCTTTTTTAACAAGAGATTGATATGTACCAATAATAACATTTCTACCTGGCCTAATTTTTTGACCACTATAAATTTGTTGTACTTTAATATCTATTGCATTTCTGTAATTATAATCTAGGAAATCTTCACTAGCTTGTACAACCAAAGAAACGTTAGGTACAATGAATAGTATTTTTCCTGCCTTTTGCTTTTCTAGTAGATACGCAACTGTTAAAAAAGAGATGAGGGTTTTACCGGCAGAAGTTGCCAATTCACTTAAACATCTTTTAAATTTTAGAATATTAAATGCTGCCTCGATTTGATAGTCTCTTGGGGTAATTTCTGATTTTTCAAAGAAATCAATTGCCCATTCGGTAAACTTTTCTTGATTAATATTGGTATCGAATATTTCTGTAATACCTTCAAGTTTAAACTCAAATTTATAGTCCTTACATATACCCATGACTTCTCTCCATAAACCGGAAGGAATCCACTTATCATCTTTAATATAGGAAACATAGCCGTCCCACAACCCTTTTTTAACTAAGGGGTTGAAACGCCATGACTCAATCCTCTTATTAAGAGAAATATTGAGTTGTTCTAATTCTAATTCAGTTGCTGCATCAATACGAAGCAACTGTTTGTTTTCAGTTAAACTAAGCTCCACATTGTTAGAGCATTTTTATTTTTCGTTATAGATCTTTTAATGCAAGTCTATTACGAATGGCAAAGCCCATATTATCTAGGGTTTTAACCGAGTCTCTAAAGAATTCCACTTGGTTTTCTAAATGAGATAGTATCATATTTTCGTCGGCGAGGTCAGTTTCAATAAACTTCTCTTTTTGTTTTTCGCCTAGCTTGTAATCGTATTCATAATATCTGATATACGCTTCGCGGTATCTGACATTAACTTTATTCTTTTGTTCCTTAACTTTCATGTTTAAGTACGATATCTGCTCGACCAATGATTGGCGAGAAGAAAGAACTTCAGCAATAGTTTCTTCCATGGTGTTTAAGTTTCTTAAACTTTGAGATAGTCCTTTAATAATATCGGTCCACTCTGTTCTTTGACTACTTAATTTCCTATCTAATGCTAATATATTCTCTTTGCTCATACTAAAATAATGATTTCTTGTTAGGATCTGGTTTAATAAACTTAGAGATTATTTGTCTCTTTTTAAATTTAGGTTTTGGAAACTCTATGTCTGGTGAATTAACAGTAAGATCTAATGGTTGAAAATCAATTAAGAGTTTCATACCTTTAAATCTATCACTATCTCTTTGAAAATCGTCTAAGTTGTCTTCAACCATATTACTAATATCTTCTATACGTACCATAGATCCAATTGACTTGAGGTGAAATATTGATCGATCTTTTTGTGAGCGTCGATTTTAAGCTCAAAACATTTCAATATTAAGTCATTTAAATCTTTAATATTATATGTATCTAGCTTATTTTCCTTGAGAAATTTAGACCACATAAATACTGGTCGGCCTTTCTTGAGCTTCTCGGCCATCTTCTTTTTACCTGTTACATCATTATCAAACATGTACCTAACTGTTGGTATCTCATCAAAATCATCTGTTGATCTACCAGCGGTTGCTAACGCCAGTGAGTTAGTCATAAACTTAGCATCTAATGGACCCTCAAACATTGTAATAGGCCTCTGAAAGTTTAATTGCATAATACCAAATAACGTAGATATCTTAGTCAAGTTATTTAACTCATCGTTTGTCATATCTAGTGGTTTACCCATCTCTTCATAAATCTTAGGCAAATCATATGTTAGGTATCTTTGACCATAGCCTTTCATTCTACGTGTTTGTGCACCTATAATTTTATTATCAGTACTAAAGTTTAATATCCATAAACGATGCTCCCTTTCTGAATAAAGAAAATCATCTACTCTATTGTGTAGCAATCTTGCCTTTAATTGAAACCATATCCAGTCACCTGGTACTATTGGTTTTGCCTTAAAATGTTTTTTAAAATCATCAATATCAATTGCTAAATCATGGATCTCTGCAAGACCTTGGTGTTTTAGAACTGATTCAGGGTTTACCTGTATCTTATTTTGTTGAATATAGTCAATAACTAAAAAAGAGTCATCACTATTAGACATTTTAATGTCGTGATCCTTTAAAAAAGTATAAAGATTGGTGTGGTGGTTGCAGTTATAGCAATGGTATTGTAATGTGTCCCAGAATATATTACCACGTTTAGCAGTATCATCTTTGTGGGAATCGCCACAATAGGGACATGCAAGGGTTATTCGCCCATGCATGTCCTTTAGTAGCTTCTTGTTAGGTTCGGGATGTTTTTGGGATACTACTTCTTTAAGTGCGTATCTTATTTTATCCTTTAACTCTTCAGTAAGTTGTATATTAGATGTCGAGGTCATTCAAAAAAGAATCTAGATCATCATCAGATGAAACACTTGAAGTTGATTCTGTTTTTGCTGGAGCTTCCACTGGCTTTTCTGCTACCGCAGTTGCCGATTGTGTTGCTTTTTTAGGAGCACTCGATGTCATCTCAGCGATAGAGTTGCCTGGATTGATGTACATTCTCAATACGTCATTAACGAAAGATCTTGTATCTTCATCCCATGCTTGGTAATCATAACCCTTTAATGAAGGAGCAGCTTCTAGCTCGGCCTTAATTGTTGTCATGGTCTCTTTGTTACGCTCTGCTGGTACATCACCCATAATAATAGCTGATTTACTTGCTGAGAATTTAGACTTGTCATAGTTGTTATAGTCACCTTGGCGAGTAATAATCAACTCAAAGTTCTTACCTTCAAAAAGGTCAAATACTTGTGTTGGTTCACCAAAGTCTGGTTTCAATTCTGCATCAATCTTCTCTTTGATCTTGTAACCAAATTTGAATACTTTGTAAGTACCTTCTAGATCTGGATTTTGTGGATCTTTGATGATCTTGATTAGTGCATAATATTGCTGGCGTCTTTTCAATTTCTCTGAAGACTTGCGGTCAACAGCTGAATCTGATTTACGTAGCTTCCAAAATACATCTGCAATAGGACACTTCTCACCTACAGTTGATGGACTATCTACTAGTTTACCATCACCGCTTGAGTTAGTTAGCCAGTGTACGTATTTTTGGATTAGGGAATTACGAGGGTTTTCTGGATTAGGAACAAAACGAATTAATGCTTTGTAAGTTCCGTCTTTACCGTCGTCTGCGGTTGGTTTGTAGATCTCGTTAGTAGAACTACTTGCTTGTACTTGGTGCGTTTCTACGTCTTCTACACCTAAGTTAAAAATGTCAAATGAATCACTCATACCTTTTAGTTGTTTAAATTTTTAAATTGTTTACCTTGAAATTACTTTCAGTTCTTATAATCGCATACTAAAAAAAGTTTCAACTATTAGTCAATGTTAAAATACTATTACCGTTCTCTTTCCATCTACCGTCCTCGAGCTTAAGCAGCCCTGCTTTGTGGAGTAGTTCTTCACGCTCAGTTGTTGTGATCCTATTTTCTCGCACCATCGAAATGAGGGCTTTATTGAGATGGATGAGTTCAGTTGTAGCTAACATTTTAAATAATTGTTACTGTTTATTAGTATACTTATTATATATCTGGATTGCTTTTTGTTTCATCTGGAGCTTATTTTTATTTTTTTTTAAATAAATTGAAACAATTCTGAACAACTAGCATATAATAAATGTTCTTTAAGTCAGAGACAGATTAGGCTGGAGGGTTCGCCATAAAGGCAACTAGGAAATAAGCGTCGACTAGGTCGTCTAACGGCTTTGGAATCTTCTTCCCAACTTCAAGGTCTTTCACAATTTTCCACAAAGGACTTTTAGCTAAGACCAGGTCTTCATTCACATTTCTTTGAAATGCCTCAAACAACTGAAGCTTGTTCATATTACCTTTACCAGCAAACTTCTTAATGGTGGTCGGAGCCACGGTCATAATGTCTTCGGGGTTTAAGGTCTTTAAGAGTTTAAGTTTTAAGATTGCAGCACCGGCTGCCATGTCAATCATATTATTAGTCCCACCATTAGAACCATATGAAGTGCCTTCGAATCCAATAGTAAACCCATCACCGTCAAAACTGTTTTGTAAGACTAGGTTTATTATGTCATCTGCCATTCTATCGTAGCGCTTAACCTTGAGAAGTTCAGCACTTGAAAATGTTTCGTTATTTGTAAAGTCAGGTTGGTCAACTAGAGTAACATCATTTAATAGTGATATCTCTTCTTGAAGCTTTTGTTCGGCCTTTGTACCTGTTTTGGGTTTTATATAACTAATGAAATGATATTTCTTACCTTTATCATTATATAAGCAAATTCCTGGGGAATTAAGAGAAAAGTCTACTGCTAAAAAATTCATTTAGATTCTTTTACCAAGACTAGCACCTAATGCAGCGCCAACAAGTCTTGAAGTTAATAAATCATAGAAAATACCTTTTTCAATACCCAATACTTTAGCAACCATCTTACCAACTGATTTACCTAAAGCAAAACCAGTAAGACCGCCAATAATTGAACCAAAGAAACCTTCATTTGTAATTTCTTCATTAAGTCTTTCAATATCAAAAGTACCATCTTCGTTTTTATATTCTAACACGAATGATTCTAGTGCGGCATCGATCTTAGCCTCTAACTCAGGCGTCCATTCTTCTTGTAGACCCTCGTTAATAAGTTTGATATCCTGTTCTGTAACAGCATTTTCAACTAAGTATGTATTAAATGTTTTCATATTTTATATATCGTTTTTATTCTACTTCTAATCTTAGATTTAATCTATTGTAAAAAAAGGTGACCTCAAATGTATTAAAAGAAGACACGTTCTCTGCAAAATTCAAATTGAGTTCATTAATAGAATTCATAATTGAATCTGTAAATTCCATATAAGCTACCGATGCACCTTCAGAATCTAAGATTCTCAGAGTCAATGGTTCTATATGTGTTTGTTTAGTTGTCCTTGCATAATAATACAATAATGTATCCATCATAATCCAGTAATTAATAAAACCATCTAGTAACTGCATAGTCACTGTGAATTCTCTATTAACTACATTTTGAATTGGCAAAGCACCTCTATGATATCTTTTAGTACCATCATTATCTTCTTGTGATAGTGGATCAAATGAAACACCTGGAATATTAATACCTTGAATACTATAATTAACAAAATCAATAGGTTCTGATAATAATCCACCGGGTACTTTATTCAAATACTTCTTATACTTCTGTGCCACTTCCTCAGGAATAAATTTTCTGGGGAATTTAAAATCAAATGCATTATTTCTACTATTAAGAACCATACTTAGTTAATATTAAATTTACCAGATAAAATCATTGTATCATCCACGCCATTATTAACACTGATATAAAATGTTGAGTTCTTCATACCTCTAATAGTGTTTGCGTTAGCTTCACTAATTTTAAAAAGTACTTCACCTTCACCCATGTTTATATCTTTATTAGAAATGTGATTGAATTTTAATTTTTGTTTACCATCACCAAATGTCATAACTAAGTGTTCAGCATTTTCAAATGAAACCAGCTCAACATCATCCTCTTTTTTCTTAGCAATTACAAATTTATAATAAGATGTAAACGGTGGGATATTAATAACTAGATCACCTTCTGATTTAAAAGCTGACGTGTCTAC